CATGATCTGATAGCGTCCATCATTCTTCATACCTGTTATGACAAATGACTCTCCGCCCTGTGATATCACTCTACCTATGTTACGATCCTTGTCAAACTTGATCTTGTTCTTGTCGATAAGTTTCTTTTCAACAGGGAACCCTGCATAACCTTCAACAATCTCCTCGTGATTCATAATGATGTCCACGATTGCTCTGCCTGCGTCTTCTATACGCTTGGTTTTTGGATCTTCTCCTCCGTAAACGCAGTCTAGGATTTGGGTTTGCTCTTGCAAACTATACCCTAGTAACACAGATCCTATCTTAATATCTAACATTGGTTTGATAAAGTGTATTACTATTTAGTTTTGACAGTCTTTCTGAACTCAGAAAACTTAATGACTCCCTGTCCAGGGGTCATTGACTGTACTGCCTGTCTATATTTATCCGTTCCTACTTTCCAATCGTTACCTGACCCATCATCTGCACTGTAATTACTCTGATCTTTCCTGTTGGGGTCTGTACTTTCCTTTGCTACTCCTGCTCTGGATCTTTCTCTCTCTGCTACTGACTTGATAAGCATCTTCAATACTGCACGCTTACCATATGGATTACTCTTACGTCCTAGTGGAACCTTCTTGTCGGTCTTCATTGCTATCTCTGTAATGTCTCCCAACCATGCCTTGAACTCATCACCATACTCGTCCTTGAATATGACATGATTAGTTCCTCTGTGTACTATGTGACCTCTAATACCTGTGTTGTCATGCTCTATGAGTGTACCAGTATCGAATAGTTCACCTTGAATATAGTGCTCTCTGAACTCTTCTAGTGCTAACTTAGGAGCATACTCCCATGTTTCCTTGACTGTCTTTTCCTTTGTACCTGTTGCTGTACTTAACTTCGCCTTCGCTTTCTTCGCTGCCTTCTCTGCTTTCTGTTTTGGTGTTAGTCCTGCTTGGACGTCTGCCATCATCTGTTTACTGTTCTTATATCCACCAGTCCCAGCATGGAATGCTTCATGGTCTCCACTTGTAGCATGCTTACGCAAAGAACTTGCACTCAGTGCTTCCAAAGGATCATCAGACTTAGGATCACGTTTACCAGCAGACTTAACATTAATACTCTTGAAGTCATAGTGCACTCCATTGTATTTCTTGGTGAGTTTATCAAACTCTTTGACTCTATCGTCACCAACTACCATGGTTACATGCTCATGACCTTCATCGTTAAGGTCTTTCATGATGTCAAATATATTTCTATGTGCTTCGCTGTTCTGAATCTTGTCTTTATGGTCTTTAAACATTGCACGCATGTGCTTTATCTTCTGGTCTGCTGACAGTGGGTTCTTCTTATTATCTTGTGTTCTACTAGGATAGATTCTGTAATTACCTGTGTCTCCACCATATGATTTCACTGCGTCCATCATCTTACCATGTCCTGCATGAGGAGGATTGAATCGTCCAAAGGTAAATGCGACGTGCTTATCCTGCACCTCTTGCTTTTTAGCAGAGGATGTAGGTTTCTTCTTAGGCGTTTCTGCCTCTATGATGAACTGACGAAATCTCATTTAGACCAATTCTTTGCCACAGTAAAGTTTGCACGAGAGAATTCAAGTCTGTCAACTAATTTGACTGCTGAACCATCTTTGATAGCAACAAATCCTTCTGGACTTGTAACTCGGTATCCATCCTCGTCTTCAAGGAACGTGCCGACACCTTCTATCTTCTTCAATTTATTTATAATCTTAACCTTTGCTTTCATCAACAGTTTGAATCCAGTAAGGGCAGAGAAAATGACACTCTTGTTACTATTTAGATAAGTTAGATTCTCTTTCTTCTGTTTTTGCCATGTTTCTTTTCCTTTCTCACTCTTTTTCTTATCAATTTCTTTACCAAATTCTTTCTCAACATAGTATATGTAACCCTTTGCCATCTTCTCTGCACTGTCGGGGATACTATTCTGTCTGACTAAGATGTTTATATACTTCTTGAACATAGCAGCATAACTAAATGGTTTTGTACCACCACCTATTGCATTTAAGAATGTCTTAGAGCGTAGTAGATTAGTCTTTGCCATTCTAATATCATTCTTTACACTTGATAGTTCTGTTGGTGTTAAGTTTGCAACTCCATTTACATTAGAGAATGCAGACGAGAACACTGCTATCAGTTTATTATTTTGCATACCTGATACATCTACACCAAATCCTGCTGTCATGGTGCCAATAGTGGTGCCAGTATATCTTGTATGAAATACTATACCTATGTCAGAGTGTCCTACCTTCTTTCCCATTTCTGTATTCTTCTCTACACAGTATGTGATAGTGTTAGGTTTGAACTTATAGCATACCTTACCACCCATGGTAACGATAGGAGGTGTCTCTGTATAGAGGAGGTCACCTTGTATCACACCCTTGATATCTAACTGTGATAGATGATCAAATGATTTCTTTAACTTATCATTTAACTCACCTTCATAGAAAGAATCAATGTCATCATGTGAGTAACATATCTTTGGGTTATTCTTATTGAATACTGATTTAGTTCCTACAAAAAACAGATCAGACTCAGGATCTGTACCACATATAATAGCAGGAGCACCATCCCATTTAACTGTAACCTTTGTGTTGCTTCCACCTTTACCAGTGGTCAACATATCTACAAGTGAGTTTAAGAAGTTGATGCCATTCAGTGCACCATTATATCCATCGTTAAATATATCATCTTCCAAATGTTCGAGGTGTGTATTCTTGCTCATGGTTGTACTCCGACTGTCTCTCTGTATGGTCTGCTCTTAGATGACTTGTTACGCAAATAGAACTGTGCGTTGTTTGGTATATCATTATATAGATTGTTTGACATAAAGAACTCAGGGTCACCTTTATTAAGTTTGAATTTATAGAAAGATACTTGCTTCATTACAACATCAACAATGATGTCACGATAGTTCCACAACTTCTCTCCCTTGGTCATTTTCTCCAACGCTGTTTGACAAGTTAAACTTACGACTCCTAGTGGACCATCTGTAAAGTCTGGTTGTTCCCAGTAATCTATACCTTCATTATAATATACAGACATAACCTTTGTCCACTGTGGTTGGTACACTAATACATCTGGCACAACATTGTCTGGTATCATCATGTCTATGTTCCAGACTAACCCTGCCTGTTTAAGTTTATTCTGCACTTGTTCAAACCTCTTATATGCCTCTTTGAATGCATAGATTGGTCCTAGTTTGATACTATTCTCTGCTAAGACTTTTAGTATCTCATAATTATCTTTACCTTCGTATATTTTTGTCAGGTCTTCCATCAATTTTATTATATCTTTTGGTTTGACTGTGTTAGTAACACCAGTTGCTTTCTTAACTGAGAACTTATACTCTCTACCATCCTTACCATACAGTGCAAAGTCCATCAATGGTTCGTTACCTTTCTTGGGTACATATATCATTGTGTTTTCTTTGGTCAACCCTTTGAATCCCATCTTCTCTAACTCTCTTTGACCTCTTTCTAGTACACATAGAGGTGCCATGATCTCAGAGAAGTCTGATTCAATCTCACTGATCGTACCCGCATACTGAGAGTCCATAAGTTTCTTGTATTTCTTTTTTAAGTTCTGATGATCCTTATGTTCATAGCAATATTTCACCAATGCTCTTAGATAATTTGTTATGGGGTCAGGAAGATCTTTTCTCTCCCCTATTGCTGACATCACACCATTATAATACTTGTTGAATGACACCTTCTTATCAAGTGGCATAGCAAAGTCTTGTGGTTTTAAATTCTGTTTTAATATCTGACCTGGTTTTGCACCAAGTTGTCCTAACTGCACAAAACCTTCGCGAGTTTCCATGTTCTCTGCGAAGGTTATATGTACTCTGGATGGTTGACCAGTTAGTATCGGTGTTGTAGTTATCTGGTGTCCTTTTTTAAGATAGGTTACTTTATCATTCCCTTTCTCGTTTTTATATACATGTAAATCTTTCTTTATATTGCAGGAGAATCCATCCTTGTAATACCAAGAATACTTCTGCCATCCTGCTGCTGAGGTTAGTGTCGTTCCCATGACACTATTTATCAGTCAGACTTTAATGGATACCAACCGTCTGCTATCTCCTCTTGGACATCTTTCTCATGATCGTAATCATCATGGCAGATCTCTTTGAGTACTCTTTCTTCTGGATCTAGTTTTCCGTGTTTAGATGTCATCGGGTGCTCTGTTTTCTGAATCGCTTACGTTGAACTCTCCACCACTGTAACGCTTTGCAAGTTTAAGTGTGTTCACATAGATTACATCATCTAGTCTTTGACCAAGTGCCATCGATGCCTGTGCTGCATACCACATGATGTCACCTAGTTCTTTGATTAGATGTTCCTTGTTTGCTTCGTCCCATGGTTTACCCTGGAACTTCATCTTCTTAACTATTTCCATGAACTCACCCGCCTCAGCAGAGAGACCATTAGCAGCAGTATCTAGAAGAGAAATGTTACAACCAAGTTCGTTTAAATCATTCAACCTTTTTATATATGCTGCGTGATCTTTTGAGAAATTACTACATGTATTCTCACAAAATTCAAGGTATTTGTCTAGGTCAACTGCAAACTTTTCTTGATCTTTTTTTGCTTTCTGTTTCTCCTTGACCTCCTCTGCTGCCCTCCATGCAGTGAACCCTTTCTTATTAATAAACTCTTCGGGTGTGGTAGGTGTGTCCTCTGCAACCTTCTTGGCATTGTCAGACATACCCTCCTTCACATCTTGCATGTGATTCATGACATTCTCTGCTGCCTTTGATGCTTTGTCAGCACTATTGTAATCGACGTTTACGTCTTCTCTTTTAGTCATATTTTAAAACCGTCAAATTTGTTTTGAGTTTTGAGTTCAAGGAAGTTGTCTTTGAGGGTGTCCCCTGCATCAACAATATCCTCTTGTGCTTTCTGATCACAATCATACAACCTCATCTTCGCTCTGTCAATACCGACAATGAAACGTTTGTGTATGGTAGGGTCATTATATCTATTCTTCAACTGCTTGACCATAATCTGTCCTAGTTGTTCTAACTCTTCGGTAGAAATAAGAGCAAACATAAGGTCAGCAGTTGCAGGGAGACCGAAAGACTCACTTGTGTCAGTAAGA